GTACAATAAATGAAAATATGATAGTAGGAATGGTTATAAGTTTAAGACGTGTACCAGAAGGTGGTAATGATATTTCTATTAGGGTATTAAAGCATGTAGATTCAATAATTGAAGGAGAAGAATACAATGTAAAATCTAAGTATTTTGAAAAAATAAATCATAACAAAGATTTTGAAACCTTTAATGAGAGGAAAAATTATGAAAATAGTTGAGTTACAATCAATTTTTACTACAAAAGTAGTGGATTTTTATGGAGTAAATGAAGTAGTTATCAAAGAAAATGGAGATATGGTGCTTTTAGATTGTAAACATCCTATCTTTGAAATAGTAAATTCACAACCTAAATTATTAATTAGACATCCAACTGACTGGGAATGTTGGGCAATTAAAGAGTTTTTAACACAAAATCATATTGCTGGTTTTGATCAGAAAATGATTAAAATTAGACAAATGTATGGATAAGAAAGGATGATGATAAAAATTAATGAATAAGCAAGAAATAGCAGATTTACAAGCGACTTTACCAAAGAAACCAAACCTAAATCCTTGTTTGAAATGTGAAAGGAGAGATTTAAAATGCCATACTATATGTAAAGAATATTTATTAATGAGACAATATTATGATGCGTATAATGCTATTGTATTTAAAATCAAACAAGAACAGACCAGACAAAATATGGATTTTATGAATGCACTTAATCGTACTTCTCAAGCCAAAGGTAACTCTCGTGTAGAAAGTTTGTATGTGAAAAGGAAAAGAACAAATGGATGAAGTAAGTTTACAAGAATTATATGAAAATATTGGTAATGTTTTAGATTTAGCTACAACAGAAGAAATAGATAATCATTATGAGATATGGCAGGAATTAACAACTATTTATGTAAAAATGAAAGATGAAGGTTTTTAAAAAAAGTAGTTGACAAATTAACAAAAATATGATAAAATTAATTAAATAAGAGGGAAAATATGAGTAAACAAGAAAAGGCGGCGGTAGAAGATTTAGAATTAAGATTTGATAATGTAGATAAAATGTTGCAAGGAATTATTAAAGAAACAAAGAATTTGAAACTTATCTTACTTAATTTAGAAATCGAGAATAGCCACATAAAAACTCCAACAGGAATTGAACCAATTGCAAAGAACTTAGAAAAACGTATTACACAAATGGAAGTTCATGTTCAGGGGTTTGTAGAAAACAATGAAGCCGAAATAGAACAATCATTAAATGTTTTACGACAAGGACTAATTGATGATTAGTTAGGCTGTTAGGAGTGCCATGTCTTTAAAACGCTGTTTATTATTTGCCAGAGCATCTAAGTTAGAAAATTTAGGTGATGCCATCTTCCATGTTTGTCTTGAAGCAAATACATTATTTGTGAAGAAAAAGATTTATACGGAAATCGAAACCTTATTAAGACAAAGAAATTTATTATTTAAAGAAACTACATTTAATAATTATACAAAAATAAATGTGGTTTTAGAATGGATTGAAGCGTTACCGGAAGAAAAACGCGAATTATACACAATAGACATCTAAAAACAATTATTTCATATCCTCCTTTTCTAAAGTATATTGCTATGATTTATGTAACTTATAAGTCATAGCAATATACTTTATATAATGAATGGATAAATGAAAGGAAAATATTATGAGTATTAAACAAATTTTTGATGATTTTAATAAAGAAATTACACAAAATTTATCTGACTTAAAAGAACATATTGTATTATTTAAAGAAGCTGTAGAGAACTATAATACTATTACTAGAAAAGTAATAGATGGATGGAAAAATTAAGCATAAATAATTAATTTATATCAATTAATAACACCTATTATTTTATAAAAGAGGGAAAAATTATGAGTAAAATAATTACAGTTAAATTTTTGTTGATTTTACGCAGTATTTTGTTGGGAATAAATTGTATACTTATTGGAGTATCAATACATTTACAAACCATAGAAAATACAATAATAGGTGTTATGATTGTATGTTTGCTATCAAGAATTATTTTATTAAACCTTACACCGTGGTTGGTAAAGAAAGAAGGATAATGAAAACACAATTTAATTATATAGGAGATACATGGTTAAGTGTTAAGAACCATTGCAGAACTACAGTCGGAAAAGTATTTACAGAAAAAGAACCTACAGAGATTTTTAAATGGAGACTACTTATATCAGAGCATACTCCTATTAGACTTTTAGAATTTGATTGGAGTTGGAGAAGTATTCCATATTGGGTTAGTACCGAATTAAGTCGTCATAAATTTGAGAAATTTATTACAACTCAAAGAGATGATAGAACTGATTCAAAAATTCCTCGTGCTGAATTACCTCAAGGTGCATTGGTAAATTATGATGGATTTGCTAATATGCAAAACTTAATAGATGCTTTTCGAAAGAGATTATGCTTTCAAGCTACTCATGAAGCGAGAGAATTAGTTGAGGATTTCAAAGAAACTTTACATAATAATCATCCTATTGAAGCTAATATTTTAGTTTCAAACTGTATATATCGTGGAGGATGTCCTGAAATAAATCATTGTGGATTTTGGGAAGCATTTATTGCGAAGCACAAAGATGATAATTTATTAGATTTAGATACTCGATATAAATTGTATAACGAAGATTTTTATAAAGGAGGAAAAATTTGAAAACACAAATGTATAAAATTGTTCAAATTATAGATAAAAATTCTAATCCGAAACCTCTACCTGCAGAACATGGAGATCTTATTGGAAAATTTGTATGGGATAATTATACAAATAAGATAGAAATTGGTTATCCATGTTTCTTTCTATGGAATGATAACAGTGGAAAAATGATGAGAACGAGTAGAGTAGAAGAAGTTTTAGAATTAGAATATACACATCAAATTTTGGTTACTACGCAAAATAGTGTATATCTTTTTACAGAGGTAGATTGATGAAAAATATCAATAATAATCAAATGGAAACTTTTAGTGAAACTTTTGCTAGGATACAAAATGAAAATATTCTGGATCACAAAATAAAAAAGTTATGTTATCATTATGATAAGAGATGTAATGGTGCAATTTGTAGACATTGTAAATTTAGAAATGACTAAGAAAGGAATATAAAATGAATACGATTATATTGATTTTATTTATTATGATGTTTTTACATATTTATGTAGACTTTAATTTACAAATAGGTTCGTCACTTAATAACTTGAAGCAAAAAGATTGGTGGAGACATAATTGTAATAAGTCGCAATATAAATATGATTATATTATGGCTATGTTATTACACAGTTTTTCTTGGACTTTCGGAATTATGTTTGCACCTGTATTATATTTAAAGATTAAAACAGGATATTCCAATAGTACTATATTTATTAATTGTTTCATTATTCTGTTATTTGTTATAAATGCTGTAGCACACTATATTATAGATAATTTAAAAGCAAATGATCATGTAATAAATTTGTGGGTAGATCAGATAGGTCATATAATACAAATTTTAATTACGTGGTTTATTTTATTGCATATAATTTATCCATTTATTACAAAGAATATTTGGGTATAATTATGAATTATTCATTTAAAATTGGTGATAGAGTAAAGATAAAATCATGGGGGAAAATGGCACATGAATATGGAATAAATGGACTTGGTAATATTAAAACTCCTTGTCATTTTATTTCAGAAATGAAAGAATATTGTGGTAAACGCGCAGAAGTAATTAATATAATTAATAGAAAAGCATATCAAAGAGTACAGTTATCTATAGCAATTGGTTATACAATAGATAATTGGATGTTAGAACCAGATAAGAATAGTATAAATTTTATGACGTATAAGGAAAGGAATAGAGATTGGATTAATATAAATATATAAAAGGGAGATAAAGATATGAAACAATTTAATTTAGATGATATTCCTAAATATAAGAAAAAAGAAATAAAATCTGTAGAAAAACCTAAACACAAACACATATATGAATATTGTCTTACAATAGATGAAAATAATAGATATTATCCTATGGTATATTGTACTATATGCGGTAAGCTAAAATATAATATAACGCTTTGTGAAATTTCTGAAAAAACAGATGATGGATGTTTCAGATTATTATCTCAAGAAGAAATATATAATAAATATAAGCATTTAAAACAATTTAGAATAAAGGATATGTTTCAAAAGCGGTTAGAAGGGGATAAGTTATGACATATCGTTTTAAAGTGGGAGATAAAGTTCAGTTTAAAAGTTGGGAAGAAATGAAAAAAGAATACGGAGTAAATTGTTCGTGGAATGACATTCCCACTCCTTGTGCTTTTGTCGGAAGTATGGATCATCTTTGTGGAAAAAGAGTAAAAATAATAGATATATATAAAGAAAATAAAATTGGAAAATTATATGATCAGCGTATTGAGATAGAACCATTTACTGATGAATATAATTATGATAATTATATGTTTAAACCGGTAAACGATAATCCTATTTTTAAAACATTTAAGGAATGTTTATGAAAGGAGATAGAAAATTATTATGACTTATACTTTTAAAATAGGAGATAAAGTGAAGTTTAAAGGTTGGAAAACATTGAGTAGAGATTATGGAATACAATGTCGTGATATTGTAACTCCGTATACTTTTAACAGAAGTATGAATTGGTTATGTGGTTTACACGCCGAAGTTATAAAAGTAACAAAAGAAAGTGATATTTGTACTTGGTATGAACAATATAAAAAACGTAATATAACTGTACAGATACAAAATATAGAAGTAAAATTGTTAGATGATTATACACAAAAATTATATAGTATTGAAAATTTTTCATTTGATAATTTTATGTTTGAACCCATGGTCAAAGATCCGTGTTTTATGACACTATAAGAGAGAAAAGGAGAAGTATAATGAAACTTATAATTGTTAAAATTGTTATTGATTTAATGATTATTGCGCTTGCTACTTGTGAAGTCTATATATATGCCATTAATAAAAATATGACTACTTTATTAATCTGGTATTTTACAACAGCTATATGGAGCATTATTTTAGGTATGAATATTATGAATTTAAGATATGTTTAAATTAAAATCAGTTCGTTTAATTTTAGAAAATAAATTTAGATTAAGAAATGCAAAAAATTATTTATTAGTTGAGTATAACTTACCTAAATATTTATATTTTAGAAATGAATTAGAACAGGAGAAGAAAGAAAATGGATACTAATCAGATTATGGTGGATATAGAAACACTTGGAACATCAAGTAACGCTTTTATTATTCAAATAGGGGCATGTGTATTTAATATATCTACTGGGGAAATATTAAGTCAATTTAATATGTGTACCGATTTAAGTAAAGAATCAGAAATAAAAATAGAAGGAAGTATTTTAGATTGGTGGATTTCTGATCCCACAAGACTTTCTACACTTTCAAATTTATTTAAAAACACAGATGGAAAGTTATCAAATAAAGATTTAATGGAAGAATTTTATCATTGGATACTAAAAGTGCAGGGTATTTATATGATAAAGAATATGTGGGGGAATGGGACAACTTTTGATAATGTAATTATTAAGAATTCTTTTATAAAATATGGATTATGTTACCCAATTGGATATAGAAATGATATGGATATGAGGACTATTATTGCGTTGGCATCTGATATATCGGGAGAAGAAAGTCAAGATTTTGTTAAAAGAAATTGTTTACCAGAAGATCAATTAACCAATCATAATGCTTTAAGCGATGCAATTAATCAGGCTCATGTGGTTACTTGCGCTTATAATATTATAAAACATGGAGGGCGATAAGTATGATAATATCAACTATTTTAGTGGTAATAAAAATTGCCATAATAGGAATAATTATAGTGTTACTAAAAATTGGAGTGTACGACTATTACAAAGAAAAACAAGATAAATTACACGAACAAATGTTCAAAAATAAGTATCCGCAGATTTATAATTTATTAGACCAGATATGTGCTCCGGAGTTTTGTGGAGAATTATTGCGTTTGAGAGATGAATTAGTCACTTTAAACGATACTATCACAAAATATCAGGTATTAAAGGATTTGATCCCAATTAACTCTGAAATTCACTCAGACTTGTGTTCACTATTACAGCCTTTGAAAGAGCAATTTCATACCGATTTATATAATTATGAAATGGAATTTCAAAATAAAGAGCAATTTTTTAAAAGTAATTTATATCTATTTGAACGTATTAAAGAAGATGCCCCAGATAGTTATAATTTCTATATGGAATGGATAAAAGAATTTAGAGAAAGAAAGAAATATTTTGGATTAAAATCTTAATTCTCCTTGACATTTTGCTTATCTTGTGTTATTATAAGAATACAAAATAAAAAAGGAGAAGAACATGAATAAAAGTAGACGCTTAATTATTAATCAAGCATGTGATGGTATCAAAACAAATTTAGATATCCTTAATCAATGTAAAGAAGAGGAAGATGAAACTAAAGAGTGTATTCCAGAAAACCTACAAGGAGGTATGAAATATTACGAATCAGAAAAGTATGTAGATATTTTAGATGAAGAAATTAAAACAATTAATAGTTCAGTAGAAAATATTAAAATACGACTTATTTAAAGGAGAAATCTATGTTATGCTTTCAGAAGAAGAAAAAAGTAAAATAGTTCTTGATGCAGAGAACAATTTAAAATTGTATGTTTCACAACGTAATTTTCAATTGTCTCATGTACCAGTAGATCCATTAATTCTTATCATAGTATCTTTATTAAGCACTGTTGGATTGGTTACCAAATATGGTATACCAGCTATCATATGTATTTGGTTTTATATTCTTTGTTTAATCTTATTTCGTACTCCAAAAGGTTATAATCAAGATCAATTATTAGAATTTAAACCTTTAACGGATGAACAAAAACAAGATTTATTTAAACAATATGAAGAGCGTAAAAGCAAACACATACATTAAATGGAGGAAAAATGCAAGGACGTATTGAGCATACTTTACAAAGAGAACAGTCTATAGAAAAGAAGTTAAAAGATTTACCAAGTTATATGACTGAATATTATTATGCTATATCTGCAAACTTAGAGAGTGTAAGTGTATTAAGTTATATTAATATTATAAATCAATATATATGTTTTATTTCATCTTTAGGTAAAGAACCTAACTTTATAGAATTACAAAATAATGTTGCTCAATTTTTAAAATCAAAAGAAACACGGATACAAAGAGGAACAATTGTACAATCATCTAGTGCTAATGTAACAAAAATACATTCAGCATTAAAAAATTTTATGGAATTCTTATGTAGTAAGCGTTATATTACCGATAATCCAATGGTCTTTATTAAAAGAATTAAACGAAAAGATGAAGTAAAAAGATATAAACTTAATATATCAGACTTAAATGATATTATTACTGCTGTAGATTATGAGCAAGGAACTGGAAGAGAAAGACAAATACAATTAGAATGGAAATCAAGAAATAAATTAATTTTATTATTATTTATGAACACCGGAATGAGAGAAACTGCTCTCAGTGAAATAAATCTTTCTGATATTGATTTTGAAAACAATATATTAAGAATTATAGATAAGGGCTCAAAACACCACGAATATCAAATTGATCATTTAATTGTTTATATACAAGACTGGTTAAGAAAAAGAGAACAATTAATGAGAGGTTATCATGCAAATGATGCTTTATTTATTTCAGAACGCAGAACAAGAATTTCTAGTAAAGCAATTATAGATATAGTTGGAAAAGTATCTATGCAAGGATTGGGGTATAGAATTACTCCACATAAGTTACGTGCCGCCTTTTGTACTATTATGTATGAAGAAACAAAAGATATTGAATTTGTTAGACAAGCAGTAGGACATTCTAATGTTGCTGTAACTCAACGATATATTGTCAGTGATAATTCAGCACGTAAACAATCTGCATTGATTATGGCTAAAGGTTTAGGTATGTGAGAAGAAGGTGAATAGTTTGATTTATTTAGATAATGCGGCAACTACGCCAGTAAAATCAGAAGTATTAAGTGTAATTATGGATGTATTACAAAATAATTATGGAAATCCTAGTTCGGTATATCAATATGGATTAGATAGTAAAAGAATACTTGAAGATTCTCGTAAGAAAATAGCAGAACATCTTAATTGTTTTCCAGATGAAATTATCTTTACTTCTGGATCTTGTGAATCAAATAGTTTGGCTTTACATATCTTATCCAAAGATCTAAATTGTGACAAAAGAATATTCATCAGTAAATTAGAACATAAATCAATTAATATGGCACTTGGAAGTAGTGATCATTATATTAATAATGACCATCAGGGTTTTATAGATATTGATATGATAGAACATATCTGTAAAAAATATAAAAATAACTCTACTTTTAATATCGCTTTTTCTATTCAATATGCAAACAATGAAATTGGTACTATACAGTATATGAATAGAATTAGTGAAATTATTCACGATTATGGTTATATATTGCATACAGATGCAACACAGTTTATCGGTAATGATCATATAGATTTGCAACAATTAAATGTTGATTTATTAAGTCTAAGTGGTCAAAAAATTGGAACTCCAAAAGGGATAGGATTACTTTATATTAAACGAGGAATAAAAGCTACTCCTATTATTTTTGGATCTCAAGAAAGAGGATTACGAGGAGGTACGGAAAATATTGCGTTTATAGCAGGATTTGCTAAAGCTTTTGATTTATTAGATTATAGTAATAATACAGAAGTTAGACTTAAACGTGACTATTTATGGACTGAACTACATAGAGCAATACCAGAGACTTTTATAAATGGTTCTGCTTTAACACAAAATCGTTTAGTTAATAACTTAAATATATGTTTTCTAAATAAAAATGGTCAGAATATATTATATATGCTTGATAATTCTTTAAAATGCTGTGTTTCTATGGGAAGTGCTTGTAATAGTGGAGCAACAGAACCTAGTCAAGTATTACTTAATTTAGGATTACCAAAAGAAGAGGTTAATTCTTCTATTCGCTTTACATTAAGTAATAATAATAGTTATGAAGATATTAATAATGTAACTAATTTTCTTAATATTATACAAAATAAATTAAAATAAAAGGAGATCATATATGAAAAAAGTAACAATTTCTACTAAACAAGAAACATTAACTTATACTCTAGGAGAACTTATGACTGTGGGAGCAGAGAGATTTAGAAAACCCATGGATAGAGCCACGTATGTAAAGAAAGATAAAATGTTTAAACGTCTAATGGCTATTACTAAGCCTGTAGAATTACCGCAGAAAGATAAAAAGGAAGTGAAGGCATAATGAATAATAATAATATCTACAATACAAATGTGTTAGATAAAATTCAATTATTAAATATGGCAAGAGATATTTCTCGTGTGGAAAAAAGAAAAGGGAATATATTATCTCAAAAAACTATAAAAGTAGCAGAAATAATATTCTGTGCAGATGATGATTATCCTTTACATCCTTTTTATTATGCAATTTTAGATGATGATGATACATGCTATGTCATTGGAGATTTTGTATTAGTGAGTGGTATAAATTGTAATAGAATTGGAATTCTTAATAATATAATGATACGAGAAGATGCTAAAAAATTTTGGTCACATGATATTACAGAACAAGTTATTTGCAATTTATTTGAAAATTTAGAAAATTTTAAATATATATTAAATAATCTAACTCAATATTATAATCAAGAAAAAGATGATGATAAATTAAAATATGTTCATACTTTGTTAAATCACAACTCGGTAAGAAGTAATAGTTCTTCTACTTTTTATACAACACTACCACATACACAACATTATAATATAACAATACCCGATATTATAGAACGTGATGTTGCGGTAGATGATGCGGAAGTACAAATAACTATACCACACGCAGAAATAGAAGTAGAAACCATTGTACATAATTTTTAATTTATATTGACATTAGTTATAAAATGTGTTATAATGAACTTACAAAAGAAGTAAGTACCACATAAAAATATTAAAGGAGAAAATAATGAGTACAGAGTTAAAAACAAATTTAAAACCAGCGTTGGCGACAGTTAAGGTAAGTGGTGTTTTAAGTGAAAAACATTTTGAACACAAAGATAACGCAAAAACAGGTAAGCCAATGATTGAAGGTACTTGTACTGTAAAGGTAGATGATATTAATTTTATTCCTTTCAGATCATCTCAGCCTTCCACTACTGCCGCTGGAACGGCAAATCAGATTTATGCAGGGTTAAAAACAGTAGAAGAGACCTTTAAACCCATATCAGAAGTTGGGGAAGCGGATGCAGATAAATTAACTGTATCTGGTGACCTCAATATGTATACTCATAATGGGAAAGATTTAATAGGATTTAAAGGTACATTCTATAATAGACCAAAATCTTTAGACAGTTTTAAACCAGAAGCTACTTTCGAAGTAGAAACGTATATTAGATCTATTGCTTCAGAAGTAGATAAGGACGGCATTGAATCAGGAAATGTACTTGTCCGTGGTTGGGTTCCACAGTACGATGGAAGTGTACAACCTATTACACTTATTGCTCCACAAGAAGATGATATTGCTTCTGCTATTCAACAGGTATATAAAGCTGGAGATACAGCGAGATTTTTTGGAACAATTATTAATTCTAAAGCGGAGTATGATAAGAATATTCCGGTTGCTGTTGGAAAACCAAGAGTACAGCATATTGTAGAATATAAAAATGCATTGATTATTGCTTCTGGTTCTGCTCCTTATGGATCTTCTGATGATTATGAAAATCATGTCCCTTATGATAAAGCAACAATTGATCTTGCTGTGAGTATCAGGGATGAAGGAAGTTCATTTTCTTCTGTACCAAGTACACCAACACAGACAACTACTACAGCTAATACAACCGGTAGAAAACTTAATTTTTAATTATAAAATATAAATAGGCTAATGAAATAGTATGAAAATAAGCCACATATGGAGGAAAAATGGCAGTAATTGATATTTTTAACCCACAGGTCACAGCAATTGCAAAAGGACTTGAAGGGAAAACTTTCTTCATTTATGGTTCTAACTCTGTTGGTAAAACATCACAAACGGTAAAAGCAAGTAAACCATTTGTTATTGCTACTGAGTCTGGACTCAATGCAACAGCAGGAGTTAGATATGAAAGAGTAAATACTTGGTCTGATTTTAAAAAGATTGTACAGCAGTTTACTAATAAAGCTACCGTAGAAAAAGCAAGAGAAATGTATGATACTATTATTATTGATGAAGTTTATGCTTCTTCAATTCTATGTCAGAATTATGTACTTGCTGTATATGGTAATGGAGCTTTAACGTTAGGAGATGGTACTGGAAAAACTAACCTCTATCAAATCTATGAAAAAATTTTCTTCGATACGGTAAATTCTTTACTTTCTGCTAACTTCACAGTTATTTTTATTGGTCATGAGCAGAAGAAAGAGGGAGATAAAGTTCGTCCTTATGGTGATAAACGTTGTATTAATCCTATTGTTAATTTTGTTGACTATGTAATTTATGTAAAAAGTAATGGAGTTGATGCAGACGGAAAATTAATTCCATCTTCGGCTTATCTTGCAGAAACAGATGAATATTTTGCTAGAACAAGATTTGATACTACACCTACATTTATTAAAGAATTTACAATGGATAATTTAGTTGAAGCAATTAATATTGGTGTAGAAGGAAAAGCAAGAGATACCGGAACCAGATTAATTACTTATGACGAGCAGAAAGCTAAAAACACTACAACAGAAATAGATTTTGATACTTTAATGACTGCACTTGATGAAGTAGCATATAAATTTGTAGAAACTAATAGATCAGAAATTTTAACCGAAGTAACAGAAAAAGTATTAGGTACAGGTCATAAAGTACATGAATGCAATAAAAATCAAATTGAAGCATTACAAATTATATTCGATGAATTGACGCTTAGATTATAAAAATAAATCTACTCTCTGTCTTGTAAGAGATAGAGAGTAGTAAAAGGAATTATATGTCTAAAATATATAAATGTTATTTATGTGGAAATCCTATTTTAGATGGAGAAGTTCAAGTATACAAAAATCGTCATGCACATATGAATTGTTTTAATACCAGTGTAAAAATGATGTCAGAAGAAGGTATTAAAAAGGCTAATATTGCCGAAGGAACGGAAAAAGCGAAAAGAACAAGAAGCTCTGTACAGAACGTTAAAAGTGAGTTTAAATCGCCTATTTCGGAAGAAGATGATAAGGCTAGGGTAATATTCTTAGACTATCTACAAAAGCTCCTTTTAGTGCCTAAAGTACCCCCTAAGTCCCTTATACTGGCTTCAAAATACAGGGATAACGGATATACATGGAAAAATATGAAACTAGCAATTCAATGGTATATAGAGGTACAAAATCATACTATAAATCAAGAACAGAATATTGTTGCGTTAATTCCATATATATATGACGATGCAAAGAAGTATTATGAAGATTTAGAATACATACAAACTATTAATAAAGGTATAGATACCAATAACTTTTATAAGGAGACAACTTATAAGTTTACCCCCAAAACAAGTACGAATACAAAAAAAATTGATATTAGTAAATTTACAGATTAAGAGGGGATATGGAAAAAGATGAAGCGCTGATTTGTAGACACAGTATTTTTGGTGTCTTGGGTTGTTTAATAAATAACCCAGATTTATTAGATGATTTAGATCATCCGCTTAAAACAGACGACTTCAATTGTGATATGTTTTACCAAATAATGTATTCTCTTATATATAATTTGCATTCTGATAATTGTAAGGATATCACTCCTATGGCATTAGAAGATGCATTATCAAATTATCCTGACCAACATAAGATCTTTAATGATTATAATTGGCAAGAATGGTTTATTCAAGCTAAAACTTTTGCTCAAAATGAAACTAACAATTTCGATTATTATTATAAACGAGTACGTAAATTTTCTATGTTAAGATATTTGCAGAAAAAAGGATATGATGTTACTAAAATTTATAATTTTAATTTAAAAGAGTCAAAAGCAATTGAAGAAGAAGAAACAAAATTTGATAAAATGTCTATGCAAGACATTGTAGATATAATAGAATCAGAACTTGTAACAATTCCGTCAATGGAATTTTGTGTAAACACATTAACAAAAGATGTTAAAGCGGGGGATGGTTTAAATAATTTAATAGATGAATTAATGGAAGCCCCTAACGTGGGTGTACCATTACAATCTCCAGTTCTTACTACAGCATGTAGAGGAATGCGTCTTGGTTGCCTTTATATGAGATCTGGAACTACTGGTTCTGGTAAGAGTAGATTATCGGTGGGTGATGCTTGTAAAATTTCTGTACCTTATTTCTTTAATATTGAAAAAAATAAATGGGAGCATACAGGATTTGCAGAGCCAACTGTATATATTACTACAGAATTACCAGTAGATGAAATACAAACTATCATAGTAGCTACCGTAAGTGGAGTAAATGAAGAACATATTTTATACGGTAAGTATGAAGAAGGAGAACTTGAAAGAGTTCATCAAGCAAATATTTATATAGATGAAAGTCCTTTATTTATATCTCATATACCTGATTTTTCTATAGAGGATATTAAAAATATTGTAAAAAGATATAAACGTGAAATGCATGTAAATTATTTTTTCTTTGATTATATTCAAACATCATTACGTTTAATGTCAGAAATAGGAACAAAATCTCGTATGTCTGGATTAAAAGAGCATCAACTTTTACTTGTATTCGCTACAGAATTAAAGACAATCTGTCAACAATTAAATGTATTTATTATGACAGGAAGTCAGTTAAATGGAGAAGCTAATTTAGCACCTATAAAGGATCAAAATTTATTAGCCGGTAGTAAGGCACTTGCGAATAAACTTGATTTGGGATGTATAAATTCAAAGCCAACTAGTAATGAGCTAAAGAAAGTAGAGAGTATATTACAAAAATCTTTTATGATAGGAAAACATACACCTAACTCTACAACGTGGATTTATAAAATAAGACGAGGTAAATTATGCTCTGTTATTATTTGGTCTTATGTAGATTTAGGAACTATGAGAATACATGATTTATTTGTTACTAACAATGATTTTGTTTTACAAAACGTTGACTTAGCGAATGTAGAGCATGTAGAAAAAGTTATTGAGACTAATTCTATTGCAATGAAAGATGTACCTGATGTATCTTTGGAAACTTTAGAAGTACCTACGGTAGAAAAAGCAGAAGAATTGGTAGTAGATAAAATAAAAGAAGATGTACCGATTATTGTAGGAAATAGAATTACAAATTGGTAGGTGAGATATGGCTGACTTTGCATCAAATTATTTAGATAAAGATGTTATTTTAGAAACTTTAATCGAACAAGATATTATTAATATTGTAAGAGATTTAGGCTCAGGTATGCCAAGAAGAGATAGTAAGGGTAATTTAGTTTTTCAAACTATATGCCACAATATTCCAAATACAAAGAATTCATGGAAATTATATTATTACTTTCCAGATAAAGAACATAAATATGGAAATTTCTTCTGCTATTCTAAATGCCATGATTCTTTTAATATTATAGAGTTATGTATACGAGCAAAAAGAACTCAAGGAGTAACTTTCACTTGGTATCAAGCTTTACATTATATTGCTCGATTAAGTAATAAATTAGATTGTAAGATTTCAAATTTACCAGAACAGAAACAATTAACTAATCCAGATTTTGAATGGATAAATAAGCTTAATAGTTTATCTATAAAATCTATTACAATACCTGAATTTAAACCCTTAAATGAAGAATTACTAGAAATTTTTTGTTATGTTCCACATGAGACGTGGCTTAAAGACCACATTAGTAGAGAAGCTATGAGTAGATATGAAATATCATATTATGGCTTAAATAATAGCATTATTATTCCACACAGAGACAGACATAACCAACTTATAGGTGTACGTCAGAGATTTCTCGACGCAGAAGATGTAGAGACTCTTGGAAAATATATGCCATTACAATTAAATGGAAAATTTCTAGCACATTCTTTGGGTAACAATTTATATGGTATTAATGTAACACAAAACAAAATTAAGTCATGTAAGAAATGTCTCTTAGTTGAATCTGAAAAAGGTTGTATGCAAGTTTATTCTTATTTTGGAGAAGATGCTTTTGCGTTAGCAGTATGTGGAAGTCATTTAAGTCAAGTACAGATTAATTTGTTATTACAATATTTACAAATCAGCGAAGTAATAATTGGATTTGATAAAGAATATCACGATTTACATTCATATGAAGCAGAACTTTATTATAATAATTTATTAAAAATTATCGCTCCTCTTGTAAATATAGTAAAAGTAACTATGTTAATTGATTCACATAATTTATTAAATTTTAAAGATTCTCCTACAGATCAAGGAAAAGAGATATTATTACAATTATTGGAAGAAAAGATAACTATTACACCCGCAGAAGTACAACGAGTGATGGGAGAATTAACATGAAAGATAAATATTTAGATATACGTCAAGAGCAGAATTATGAATTTGTATTGATAGATGGAAATAAAGAAATTAAAGGTACTAAAATAGCTTCTTCTTTAGTAGAAGCTAGAGTAAGTGTATTGAATGGCGATTACGATACAATTATTGAAGAAAAAATTTTAAACGCTAATACAAAAAAAAAGCGAATAAAAACTATTGTAGTAGTAGATTATTAATTGGAATTATTATTTTCTAAAGTAAGACTTTACAATCGCCAAGAAGATTCAAAATTACCAACATTTTCTTATAGTAAAATAGATGTATATAAGAAGTGTCCTTTTCGATATAAATTGCTTTATATTGAAAATAGAAGAGATATAATGAGAGACACTTTACCCACAGAAATGGGTACTCTATGTCACTATATCTTAGAATCAAAAGGAAAAAGTATATTAAATAATGAAACAATTAATACTGATAATTTATTTAATACGCTAGAACAAGGATATATACCAGAAATTAATTTAAAAGATGGTAGTGTAAAAACTTCTGAAACTGTAAACGGACTAAAAATTCTACGAGAGAAATATGGTGGAGAATATTATTTACCCGATAAAAATGGTTTAACTTATGATAATAAAATTTCTTTATTTAAAGAAGTTATTGTAAGTGAAATGGAAGATGATACATGGAAGCCATTGGCTTTAGAACAAAACTTTGATATCGTATATGATGAACGAATTCATTTACATGGTTTTATTGATCGTATAGATATTAATGTAGAAACCGGTGAATTAAGAGTGCTAGATTATAAAACAAGTAAAACTGTATTTCCACAAACGGATTTACCAACTCCTTTACAACTTGGAATTTATGCTCTTGCATGTTATGCAATCTATAATAAAGTACCAATAAATTATATTTATCGTTTTATTTTAATTAATCAAACGCAATATGGTTTAACGAAAGGTTGGGAAAAAAGATTAGATAAAGCACTCACTAATGTATTAGATAAAATTGAAGAAAGTATGACTACAAATTTTTGGAAAACTTGCCCTACACCTTTATGTCATTGGTGTGAGTATAGTTCAACAAATCCCCAACAAGGTAAATATAGTAGTAATTGTTTAGACCATTCCGAATGGACACCTACAAATACACAACCAATTAAATCTGCGCCTGTAATAAATTCTGACAGAAAATTAATATTTTGGTAAAAAGTGTTGACTTTATTGTAAAAGTATGTTAAAATAAACTTACAAAAACAAAGAAGAAAACACGTAGCCACTAAGGTAAAGTATCGGTTCGAATCCGATAGTGGCTATCGAAGATCTATAATGATCTTCGTTATTCTACCTCCTTCCTTATATAGTAGGAATTATCGCAGACGATTTGTATATGTCGGTACAAGTTGGAGCAACACCATCAATTCCTATTCTTACGTAATAGTCAATGCAAGAATTGAATAATATCGCACTAAAAACCGTTTGTTTTGTAATTAACGATAATTTCTTCAAGCAAAATAAAAAGATGGGTTTTTATACCAAATTTATCGTTAATTACCATTGACTACAGACATATTTCTGTTTATATATAATGTTACTATTACGTAAGAATAGAAGTTGTTTTTATATAATCATAAGGAGGAAAAATGGGAGTAATACATTTCTTGGTTCCGGGTGACATTAAGTGCAATTATATAGATGCTTGTAGTAAGTATTCTTATTTTAAATGTATGCATTGTCGTAATAATAAAGTAGTTGTAGAACAATATATAGAAAAAAGGAAACGTAAAAAATATAATTATTTTTCAAACATAAAATTATAATAGAATAAAAGGTTGATAGATCCACTAAACTATCGACGGTATAGCATATGCCATTAGACGAGGAAACTCATATGCTAGTTGTACTGGCAACTATAAAACTTTGTACATACTTTACGAAATAGTTGATTTCGCAAAAAAAGTGAAATGCTTTTCATTGGGTGGCAAGCACCTAAATAAACCAGTATCATAGTTAGGTGTCCAATTATTTCAACAGGCAAGATAATCACATGTGATTGGTTATAGGTTCGAACCCTATATTGGACATTAATTTTTTAAAGCGGGGGAGTATTTGAATAAAATACTCCCCCATATTATATAAAGGAGAATTAATATGGGATTTTCAGGAATGCATAATCATTCAGTACATTCTAATTATAGATTACGTGATGCACTTGGGAAAGTGCCAGATATTATAGAACGTGCACATGAATTAAAATATAAAGGAATTGCCTTTACAGAACATGAATGTATCACATCATCACTAGAAGCTAATAAATTTTATTATGCCCATAAAGATTTACCAGAGTGGGAAGGATTTAAAGTTATTCTTGGTAATGAAATTTATTTATGTCCAAGTAGTGTTACATCTGAAAATAAAAAAGAAAACATTTATCCTCATTTTATATTATTAGCTAAGGATGAAATTGGTCATAGACAAATAAGACAACTATCAACTATAGCGTGGTCACATTCTTTTATGGATATTATGATGCGTGTACCAACATATTATACTGATTTAGAAGAGATTATATTGCCAGAACAAGGGCATATAGTTGGATCTAGTGCTTGTCTTGGTTCTAGTATAGCAAGACGAATTTTACAATTACCAGAACATCCAGAATATTATGAATCTTGCCTTGAATGGTGTACTTATATTAATAGTATTTTTGGTCAAGGAAATTTCTTCTTGGAAATGCAACCTAGTAATAATGAAGATCAAATCTATGTAAATAAAATATTATTAAAAATATCACAAGAATTAAATATTCCATTTATTGTGACTACTGATACTCATTATATTAGAAAAGAAGATCAGAAAATACATAAAATATTTTTAAATTCTCAAGATGGAGATCGAGAAGTAGATAGCTTTTATGCAAGTACTTATATGATGTCAGAACAAGAAATTCATGAATATATGGATGAATCATTATCTTACGATATTGTGCGACAAGCTATAGATAATACAGATTTAATTTATGATATGATAACAGAATATAATTTGGAAAAACCCTTACATATTCCATATCTACCTAAAGATTTAACTGAACCAAATCAATTCTCATTAGATAAATGGAAAAAACAGATACCTCTATTTGAATACTTTTTTTATTCTAAAACTAGTAGTGATAGACATATGGCTAGGGAATTACTTAAACATTTAGATGATGATATAGATTATCAAAATGAGCAAGGTTTTAAATCTATTTCAGAATGCCTAGAAGCTATAAAATTATCATCGGAAAAGATGAATGTGCACTGGTCAGCGTATCTAATGCAATTACGTGATTATATTAAGATTGCATGGGATTGTGATACACTAGTTGGAGTTGGAAGAGGATCTGGTGTTGGTTTTTGTTTATTACATATGTTAGATATTACTCAAATTAATCCATTAAAGGAAAATACAAAAACTTTTTATTGGAGATTTATGAATCCTTATCGTACTTCTGTACTTGATATTGATACAGATATCCAATCAAATAGAAGAGATAAAGTAATTGAAGGACTAAAACAAGCTTACGGAGAAGATAGAGTCTCTAAGGTCATGACAATAAGTACAGAGGGTACTCGTAGTGCTATTCTTACTGCCGCTAGGGGTCTTGGTATAGACAATGATGAAGCTCAATATATTGCATCATTAGTAGTTGCAGATAGAGGTCAATCTAGGACTTTAAAACAAATGTATTATGGTGATGAAGAAAATGATTATAAGCCAGTATATGACTTCATTAAAGAAATGAACGATCATCCTGATCTATGGGATGCCGCTCAAAAAATTGAAGGTGTAATAAATGGAGTAGGAAGTCACGCAGGGGGAGTAGTTATTGTAGACGAACCATTTTATAATTCTACTGCTTTAATGAAAACAAGTAGTGGTGATGTTATTACTCAATTTGATTTACATTCATTAGAAGATGTTAGTCTTATTAAAATTGATTTATTATGTATAGAAGCTCTTGATAAAATTAGAGCTGAATTAGATTTATTATTAAAAGATAAAGTAATACAATGGCAAGGTTCTTTAAAAGATACCTATGAAAATTATTTGGGAGTATATAAAATTGAACGTAATAATACAGATATGTGGAATTGCTTATTACAACATAAAGTTTTTTCATTTTTTCAAATGGAAAAAGATTCTGGGTATAAAGCAATATCTATTGGTCAGCCACAAAGCGTAGATGATTTAGCCGCTATTAATACTGTTATGAGACTTATGCCACAAAGTAAAAATGATATTGCGCCTATTGATAAATTTGGTAAATATAAAGCTAATATAGATTTATGGTATGAAGAAATGCATAAAGCTGGATTAACATCAAAAGAGCAAAAATTACTTGAACCTATATTGGTTAGTTCTTATGGAGTATGTCAATCTCAAGAACAAATGATGCAAGTTGTACAAGTGCCCGAATGTGGTGGATTTGATTTAGTTTGGGCAGACAGTCTTAGAAAATCTGTAGCAAAGAAAAATCCAAAAGCTTTTAATAAACTTGAAGAAGAATATTTAACTACAGTAAAAGAAAAAGGACTATCTCAAAATTTATGTAAATATGTATGGTATACACTTATTTATGGTCTTAGAGGATATGGATTTCCTGCCAGTCATGGATTAGCATATAGTATGATAGGATTACAAGAACTTAATTTATATTATCATTACAATCCAATCTATTGGACTTGTGCGAATTTAATCGTAGACTCTGGTTCTAGTGATGAAAATACAGAAAATAAATCTACTAATTATGGTAAAATAGCTATCGCCGTAAATACGATTAAAAAGACGGGAGTTACTATAGCTAATCCATTAATTAATAGTGCTAAATTCGGCTATATACCCGATATTAAGAACAATCGTATTATTGTGGGGTTAAAGGCAATTAATGGCATAGGAGACGATATAGCGCAGTCTTTAATAGTCAATGCGCCTTATACTTCTTTTCAGGACTTTTGTATTCGTATGATTGATACAAAAATTGTGTCCAATTCTCAAATGATTGCTTTAATAAAAGCAGGATGTTTTCTTGAACTTGATAGTGTAGATCGTATGAAGACTATGTCATATTATATTAATACTTATTTATTTTCTAATACAACTAAATTAACTATGTCTCAATTTGCTAAAATCCAAGAATTTAATTTAATACCTTTAAAATTACAAGAAATTGTTAAGATTAATAATTTTAAAGATTATGTATTAAACGAAGATGGATTTATAAAGACAATAATAGAACCAAATAAAAAAATTATTCCTAAATGTGGTTATCATGATAGGTGTTTTTCATTAGATCATAATTCTCAAGCATTCTTTCAAAAACATTTTTCAGAAGAAAGTGTAATTGGAATTGAAAAAGGTTTTTATTTAATTTCTGAAAAGAAATTTTTAAAAGAACTTAATTTAAAATTACAACCCCTAAGAGATTGGTTTGAACAAGAAGAAACTTTAAATTTATATAATCAAGCCATGTTCGATAATATCTTTATGGAAAAAGTTAAAAGTAATAATGTAAATAAATGGTCTATGGATGTGTTAACTTATTATGACAATGATCATGAATTAAAAGACATTAATAATCAAAAATATGATATTATTAATTTTACAGAACAACCAGAAATTCCAGAAATATATGATAGTTATAGCAAATATATTAACGGAGTAAGACATATATTTCCTAAAAAAACAATTCATAGAATTGCTGGAACTGTTATTTCAAGTGATAATAATCATGCACAAATTACTCTTTTAACAGTATACGGTGTAATAAATGTAAAACTTAATAAAGGTCAATATGCTTATTATGGAAAACGTATTTCGAAAACTGATAAATCTACAGGAAAGAAACACGTTATGGATGAAAGTTGGTTTAAGCGTGGTACTTTATTATTGGTGTGTGGATATAGAGAAGAAGCTATTTTTAGAGCATATCGTTATAATGACACAGTATTTACACATACAGTTAATAAAATTATAGAAATTAATAAAAATCATGAACTAATAATAATAAACGAGAGGGGTGATACCGGTGAGTAATCAAATTAATATTTCAGGTACTATTACAAATATTAAATATTATAAAAATAATTTTGGAATTATAGAAGTTGGTATTACTAAAGTATTTTCCGGTCAACCCTATAGTAGTATTGTTACTTTTGCTGGTAGTATGTTTGATGTAAAAGCAGGATGTTCTTACAGAATTAAAGGAAATTTTTCAGATAATGAAAAATATGGAAAACAATATAAAATAATTTCTATATCTGATAATTTCATTTTTAATGAAACTGATATCATAGGACAAAAAAAATTCTTATTAAGTGTTTTTACAGAAGGTCAAGTAGAGTCTTTATATCGTCTTGCTAATCCATTTAAAGCTTTAATGGATAAAGATTTTACAACTTTAGTTACAGCTAAGGGTATAGGATTAGCTACCGCAGAAAATATGATAAATAAATTTTATAATCATTTAGATTGTGCAAAAATTTATGTAGAACTAGAACAATATAATTTAACAGATATCATGGTTGCTAAATTAATGGATACTTATCATTCTGCTGAACTTGTAATTTCAAAAGTTCAAAATAATCCTTATATCTTATGCCAAGAAGTATATGGAGTAGGATGGAAAAAAGCTGATAGAATTGCTTTAGATGGTGGAATCGTTTATAATGATAAACGAAGAATAGAAACTTTTATTAAAATGTATTTGAATAATTGTGGCAATAATGGATATTCTTGGGTTTCTCCGGAAGTCTTATTACAAGATATTATTGAAAATTTAGGAGAAGAAATTACTGACGAAGAAATATCTTCTGTAATACATGACTTAGATGAAAGTAAACAATTGCATATTTCAGAAGATAAAACACAAATAGGATTACAAAAATATTTCGATCTTGAAAATGATTTAGCTAAAGAAATGATACGTATTAGAGATGGTAAAAATGAATTTCAATATGATGATTGGGAAACAGATATTAAAAACCTTGAATTAAAACAAGATTGGGAATTTAATAAAGAACAACATACCGCAATAGAAACTTTAATTAAAAATAATTTGGTTCTTATTACTGGTATGGCTGGTTGCGTAGATTGTGACACAGAATATTTTAATGGAGAGGTCTGGAAGAAAATTTCAGAATATCAAAAAGGAGAGAAAATATTAGTATATAATGATGATGATACGTCTGAACTCGTACTTCCTCTTGAATATATTAAAAATAAAACCAATTCGCTTTTTAAATTCAATAGTATACATCTTAACCAATGTATTAGTTATCATCATAATTTTTTATATAGCAAAGAAGAAGGAGAAAAATTAATATCAACCAATATTCTTTCAATTATAGATAAACAAAACCAAGAAGGAAACTTTAAAGGTTATATTAAAACAGGTTTTTATACAAAAGAAAAAGGAATACCAATAACAGATGATCAATTAATTGCTTTTGTAATAGGGATGTTGAGTACAGACATTAATAATTATACTTTTTTACCAAAACGATATCCTACTTGTTTTTATATTACTATAGGAAATATAGAATTAGCAGAATATTTAAAAGAGACTTTACAACGTATAGATAAAAAATTTATAATGTATAATTACGGTGAAACTCAAAATATGTCTTGCTTCTCCTATAAAAATATTTTAAAACAATATACATTTGGAAATTGGAGTTATAAATGTAATTTACATCAACTAAATGTTATTTGTGACGTAATAATGAGAATGAATGATGTAAAATATATTTCTTCTGAAAAAAAGATTATATCCTTTATAAAAACGGTAAAATGCTATTCAAAAATTAATTTGGATTTTATCCAATATGCTTTTTCCGCAACAGGTCATAATGCAACATTTATGTCAGCTGGTATAGGAGATACGGTATTGATATTAGAGGTAAATAATTCTCCTTACATACCATTTAATAGAGACTGTAGTTTAGATAAAAGAGAAATATTACAGGAAATACAAGAAGTATATGCTACAGATGGATATGAATATTGTTTTAGAGTACCTAGTGAAAAATTAATTTTAAGACGCAACCATAAAATTTTTATTACCGGTAATTGTGGTAAAACTTCTACAGTAAATGCTATATTAACTGTATTGGATGGTAATTATCCTTTTGCTCAAACTGCATTATCCGGAAGAGCCGCCGCTAAAATGGCAGAAGTCACAGGAGAAGATGGATGTACTATACACCGGTTGCTTGGATCTGATTCTAATACTTTTGCATATAATTCTAATAATCAATTACCTTATGATATTATTATCGTAGATGAAATTTCAATGATTGACAGTAAACTATTTTTATATTTATTAAGAGCTATAAAAACTGGATCTAAAGTTATTTTACTTGGAGATCACGGACAACTTGAAAGTATAGGTAGTGGAAATGTCGCTTATGATATTTTACACTCTACAGAAATACCTACTGTTATACTTACAGAAATTTATAGACAAGCGTTAAGTTCTGCAATTATTACAGAGAGTAGAAAAATAAGAAATGGGGTTCAAATTATTTCAAAAGATTATTGCGGAATAGAATCTAGGGGAGAAAAAAATGATTTTATAATAGATTGTTATAATGATAAAACTAATACCTTTTATAAAATTATGCAACATTTTTCTAAAGAATATATTAAATATGATAATCCATTAGATATTCAAATTTTATCTCCTGTAAAAACAAGAGGAGATGCTAGTATATATAAATTGAATATTGCAGTACAACAATTTATACATCCTTTAAATTCAAAAAAAGAACATTTCTTAACCTATTTTGAGGGGGAACCTTATACTATTCAAATTGGAGATAAAGTAATAAATACAAAAAATAATTATAAAACTAATCCTCCAATTTTTAATGGAAATATTGGTATTGTAGAAGATATTATAAAAGAAGATCAGATACAAGAAGATGGAAGTAAAATTCATGTAGACCAAGTTATAATAGACTTTATTGGTATAGGAAGAGTCAAATTAAATAAAGATGCATATAGTGGATTAGTTCTTGGATATGCCATTACTGTACATAAATTTCAAGGATCTAGTGCTAAAGTAGTTATTATTGGTATTGATAGTTCAGCTTTCATGATGCTTTCACGAGAATTATTATACACCGCTATTACTAGAGCAGAAGAAAAATGTATTCTAGTTGCACAAAATAGTGCTTTAAGATATGGTACTTCTAAAGAACAAGTTAATAAAAAACAGACTTATTTACAAGAGTGTTTAACTAATGCAACACGAAAAACATTAGATTGGTAATTTGACAAATTATTAATTATATGATATAATGGTCTTACAACAAACGAAAGGAAAGTTATGGCAAATTATTTAAACAAATATGTAGGCACTTATCGCGTGATTAGCGAATATAGTAAATCAACAAATAATTATCCAAGAGAACTTGATGGATCAATTAGTGATAATGATTTATATATAGTATGTAAATATCATTGTAAAATTTATGCTTTTGGTGGTTCTACATTATGTTTCTATTGTCCGTCTTTAAAACATGGTAGAAATTTATTACATAAATTACAAACTGATAATTTAATTAATTTAATTGAATCTATTGAAGAAACAGATAGTGAAGTAACTTTAAGTTTCTCTGATAAGAATTTCCAAGCGTTATTTAATTATTTTAACCCAAGCAGTTATGGAGCTTCTATAAGACCGCATAGTATTAAAAATTTACCTACAGTAAAATATGAAATACCAGAAGAAGATAAGCAAATTTACAAAAATTTAATTGCTTCAAAAAATATATCACAAATAGAATTGGTTAGACTTTCTAAGGGTTTTATAAAAAGTATTTCAACTAAAAAGAAACCTGAACAATGGTATAATGATAATATGAGATTACAAGGGATCTCTGGAATAAAATATATTCATTCTATGGGACTTTGGTTAAAATTTTTAGACTATATTAAAAAATTGGAGGTCAAGCGTGCATAAGAAGATTTTATATACCACTATAGTTTATATTATGACATTTAATTTATATTTACCTGTTAATGCTCAATCTACAATTTCTGGAAATGATATAAATTATACGGTACAAGAAGATAAAAATGAGAATTTTAAAAATGATATTATATCTTTAAACAGGGGTAACTATACAAAAATTGAATATTTAAAACGTTATAAATTAATTATTAATAAATATAAAGATTTACAAGGAGTACCAAAAACTTTAGAAGAAACGTTTACCCCTTTACAAATAAAATACATGGAAAAATGTATTGAAACGGAAGCCTTTGAATGTAGTTTTGCGTCTAAAGTAAATCATGCTAATGTAATATTTAATAGACTGGATAATCCAAAAATATTTTCTGATAATCCTATAAAAATAATTAAAAAGCCAAATCAGTTTAAATATGGACGTAATATAATTAGTGATGATACTGTACAAGCTTTAGAATATGCATTTTATTTTCCAGATACTACTTATGGTAGTACATTATTTGAATCTGGTGGAGACAATAAATTATCAAAATATGGAGATTCACAATTTACAGATGATTCAAATACAACATATTATGTAATAAAAAAAGATTAAGATACTCATAAAATGAATATATTTTATTATAAAAGGAGAAAAAATGAGAGGATTAATAATATGAATAAGAAATTAATCATTGTTATAGGAAGAACAGGAACGGGTAAATCTACTTTATGTAGAGCTGTAGCAAATGTGAATCATATGAAGATATTAAAATCGTATACCACAAGAAAACCAAGAGCTAATGAGATAGATGAATCTGATCATATTTTTATTTCAGAACAAGAAGTAGAACAATATAAGGATATAATGATAGCTTATACTGAACGTAACGGTTATTGTTCATTTACTACGAAAGATCAACTTTATGAAAATGATATTGTGATATTAAATCCTAGTGGATTTCTTGAAATATATGACAATATTCTTAAATATAATTTACATATTGATTTAATACCAATTTATATTAGTACTCCATTATCTGTTATTAAAGAACGAATTAAAACACGTGGAGATAGTGAAAGTTGGAATGCAAACAAAGAAAAAGAAAACCAAGAATTTACAGATTTCGAAATTAATTATAGAGAACAAGTATACCATATATTAAATGATGATGATATAACAACTGTTGCTATAAAATTTAATAATAGAATACAAAAAGCTTTAACAGATACACATTATAATTTATTCAAAGGAGATGCGTAATGAGTAACAATTATACAACAGTCTATTTGTCTGGACGTACTAAGGACATTGATCCTCAATTAAGTATGAAATGGAGAAAAGACATACAATTTCGATTAGAAGCCACGCATTTTAGATGTTTTATTCCTGATGAACATTATACTTATCAAAATCAAACTCCAACAGGAAAAGAGTGTATGCAATTATTTTTACATCAAGTAGAATTATGTGATATATTTATTGTAAATTTAAACGATACTGATATTTCTGTAGGAACGGGAATGGAAATTTCTTTGGCATATTATTTACATAAACCTATTATTGGATTTGCAGATAATAATTCTTACCTTTGGATTAAAAATATGTGTGATGTGATTGTAAAGAACAAAGAAGAAGCAATTGAATATATATTACAACATTATTCATTTATTTAAAATAAAACAAAGGAGAAATAGTTAATGACAGTAGAACAATGGTTAGGAAAAGATAACATACTTGGTATTGATATTTGGCATAAGAAATATCAATACCAAGATGAAACATTTGAAGAATGGATTAATAGAATATCCGATGGAAATTCAGAAATAAAAGAACTTATTCTTCAAAAAAAATTCTTATTCGGTGGAAGGATTTTATCAAATAGAGGATTAGAAAAATTAGGAAAAAAGATTAGTTTAAGTAATTGCTATGTAATGTCACCTCCTGATGATAATATTGAATCAATATTTGATTGTGCTAAGAAACTTGCTAGAACATATTCCTACGGAGGTGGATGCGGTATCGATATTGGTAAACTTAGACCCAATGGATGTAAAGTAAATAATGCCGCAGATAAAACAACCGGAGCAGTATCATTTATGGATTTATATTCAATGGTTACTGGATTAATAGGACAGTCTGGAAGACGCGGAGCTTTGATGATATCAATACCATGCACTCATCCCGATTTGCTTGAGTTTATTGATGTAAAAACAGATCTAAATAGAGTAACCAAAGCTAATATATCTATAAGAATTACAAATGAATTTATGAAAGCAGTTAAGGATAAAAGACAATTTTTATTATATTTTGATATAGAATCTACTGGTGAACATATAGAAAAAAAAGTAAATGCATATGAAGTATTTCATAAATTATGTGAAAATAACTGGAATTATGCAGAACCCGGTATGTTATTTTGGGATACAATAACTGGATATAACTTATTAAGTAATAATAAAGATTTTGAATATGCAGGTACTAATCCATGCGTAACAGGAGATACTCTTATATTAACAAATAAAGGATATTTTCAAATAAGAGATATAGTAGATAAGCCAACAACCATATGGAACGGATATGAATGGTCGGATGTATACGTAAGAATTACTGGCACTAATCAAAAAATGCTTAAAATAACTTTATCTGATGGATCTGAATTAGACTGTACAAGATATCATAAATTCATTTTATCAGATAACTCTAGAGTAGAAGCAAATAATTTAAATATAGGAGACAAATTAATAAAATGTATCTTCCCTATTATAGAAGGAGAAAATAATAGTTTAGAAAAAATAGCATATACTCAAGGATTTTTTATGGGGGATGGATCTTCTGAAAGTAATAGAAAAAGATTATCAATTAAATTAATCGGAGAAAAAAGAAAAGTAATTGATAGATTAATATATTCAAATAATAACTATTGTCCTTCTTTTGATGGTGATTTTTTAACACTAGAATATAACAAACAAGCCTTTAATAAAGAATTTGTTCCAGACGCCAAATATAATATTAGGACAAGGCTAAATTGGTTAGCTGGCTATATTGATTCAGATGGAACACTACAATCCAAAGATGGAAGTATTAGTATAAGTTCGATTAATAAATCTATTTTGTTAAAAGTAAAATATTTACTTAACACCATAGGATGTAATGGTACAATAAGTATGATGTATCCAGAACAAATTAAAGAAATGCCTAAGAATGATGGAACAGAAAATACAATAGAATGTCTTTGTCAAACATCATATCGTTTATTAATAAGTTGTTATAATATAAAGCGGCTTGTTGATTTAGGACTTAGTTTAACAAGAGTACCCATGATTGCAAATCCTGACAGAGATGCATCCAGATATATATATGTAAAGGACATAAAAGAAATAGAAGATTGTGAAACCGTATATTGTTTTAATGAACCAAAAAATCACTCTGGAATCTTTAATGGAGTTATAACTGCGCAGTGCGCCGAAGAACCCTTACCCGCGGGTGGAAGCTGTTTATTGGGCAGTATTAACCTATCCGCATTTGTAAAAAATGATTCATTTGATTTTGGTGATTTTAGTAATACTGTATCAACAGCTGTAATTGCATTGAATGAAGTACTCGATGAAGGATTACTTTTACATCCCTTACAAGAACAACGTGACACCGTAAGAGATTGGAGACAAATCGGTTTAGGTATTATGGGATTAGCAGATATGTTAATCAAACTTAAATTGACTTATGGATCAAAAGAATCTATTGAATTATGCGATAATATTGGAAAATGTTTAACTAATAAAGCTATTATACAATCTGCATATTTAGCTAAAGTAAACAAAACTACGTATCCAAAATATAATCCTTTAATTGTAGAAACAGAATTTTTTAACACCAATATAACAAATACTGATGATCGTGAATTAGTAAAAAAATATGGGTTAATGAATTCACAATTATTAACTATTGCACCGACTGGTACACTTTCTACAATGCTTGGAATTTCAGGTGGAATAGAACCGATTTATGCAAATTTCTATACACGTAAAACGGAATCACTTCATGGTCATGATGAATATTATAAAGTTTATACTCCAATTGTAGAACGATATATGCAAGATAATAAAATAAAAGACGATAAAGATTTACCTAAATTTTTTATTACTTCTCAAGAATTAGATTTCTATGATAGAATAAAAATGCAAGAAGTATGGCAAAAGCATATTGATGCTTCTATTTCATCCACTATTAATTTATCACATGATGCTACGGTTGAAGAAGTAGAAAAATTATATATATATGCTTGGCAACATAATTTAAAAGGGGTTACAGTATATAGAGATGGTTGTAAACGTAGTGGTATTCTTACAACTACTGAAATTAAATCTGACACATCGTCTACTTCTATACAAAAATCAGAACCAATTCCTCGTGGTATGATTATAAAGGCTGATGATAATTGTATTGGACGTAAACGTACATTACAAACTGGTTGTGGAAGTCTACATGTTGAAGCATTCTTTGATCCTACAACTGGAGAACTACTTGAAACATATTTCAGCAAAGGGAGTTCAGGGGGTTGTGGAAATTTTATGGTAGGTCTATCTCGTATGATTTCTTTATCAGCTAGAGGAGGAGTAGATATATATTCTATTGTTGATCAACTTAATTCTAGTGGTTCATGCCCATCGTACGCTGTAAGAAGTGCTACAAAACATGATACAAGTAAAGGCTCTTGTTGTCCAGTCGCGATTGGTAATGTGTTATTAGAAATGTATGAAGAAGTACATAATGATATATTTGAAGAAGATGAAGAAAACGAAGAAGAACATCTTATAATCACAACATCCCTTAAAATTACTCCTAAACAATTAGATAAAAATAACTGTCCTCAATGCGGAGAATCTTTAATATTCGAGGGTGGATGTATAATTTGTAAAAATTGTGGATGGTCGAAATGTGAATAAGATATATTTAATTCCTATTGTAATAAATAAAAACGCTTTACAAAATTTTGCTGGTCATAGTCAATATGATCAGCAAAAAGATAAAGAAAAAAGATATAATAATAAGGAGATTTTTAATAATGATAGAAATAAATTTTGCAAAAGTTCATCCAGATGCAATTATTCCATCTAAAGATAAAGAAAATGCAGGATATGATATTTATGCTAGATTTGATAATGAACGGATATTAATCTACCCCGGAGATACAATTATGATCCCATGCGGTATAGCGAGTTCGTTCAGTGATGGATATGTAATGATATTAAAAGAACGTGGATCAACTGGTACTAAAGGAATTGGTCAAAGATCTGGTGTAATAGATTCTGGTTATCGTAACGAATGGCTTTGTCCTATTACTAATCATAATCATTTTAAAATACTAGTAATATCTAAATTACCTGAACAAGAATATTATACTAAATATCAAGATATTACTCCAGAAGAAATAATTTTTTATCCATATACAAAAGCGATATGTCAAGCACTATTACTCTCTGTTCCAGATACGGAAGTTACAGAATTATCCTATGAAGAATTACAAAAAATACCCTCAAAAAGACAAGGTGGAAAACTAGGTTCTACAGGAAAATAAGGCTCTAAAAAGTAAAAAAAGGGAAATTACACGTTAATGTAATTTCCCTTTAAATTTATCTTATTTCCATTGAGTTTATCAATGGAATCACCCTTTCTTTTATGAGGTGATCACCATCTTTTGCTAAATAGATTTCTGCCATTGAATTGAAAGTTTCATACTGCTCTTTACTAATATAATTTTGTTCTTTAATTTTATCATAAAAAGAATTTAATAAAAAACCATACAGAACCACTGTATTGGCTTTTTCTTCCTCTCTCATACTATCTATTGTGTGACTGATATCATTTAATGTCTTGTATTGTAATTCATCATGATTTTCTAAACGTCTTATACGATGCTCGATAGCATCTGCATTAGTCTTGATATTAAAACGCTTTTTATAGAAGTCTATGAACGAAATAACGTCCTTAATTAAACTTATTAATATAAATACCCCTATGATAATTTCGATCAAATTTAAGCTCTTAAACCCATCTAAAAAGTCCATTGTATTCTACCTCAATGTTGTTATATTATAATCTATGGGTATAGACTTTTATCTATACCCCGTTAATATTAAGCAGTTACTTTATTTCTTTTTCCAGCTAAAATTTCATCATGACCATTAGTAATATAATGCTGATAATATTTAACCATATCCGCTCCAAATTTAGTTGCTAAATCTGGATTATTCTTTTTATATACAACTGGATTAAAAGTAGAAATAGCTTGTCGAGACTCTTTCATACCATTATTAATAAAATGATTAAATAATGCAGATGATGTACCAAGTACTGATAAATCTGAAAATTTATTAGAATAAAATGTAGGATCAAATACCAAAGAATAGTTTAAACCATTAGACATATAAGAACCCATTGTAATAGTTACGGTTCCAGAAACAGGAGTATCAAATAATTTCTTTTCTGCTATGCGCCTTTTAGTTAATCCCAGAACTTTTACTCCACCATCATGATCATAGTTAAGAATATTAGCAGAAATAGCCGAAATAGGTTTACTTCCTTTTCCCACAAGACTATCAATAGATCCAATATTATATGCAAAATCTACTAAAGCATCTAATTGATTCTGATTAAAATTATATTTTGCATCATATTTATTTACTAATGGAACATATTTTGTATTTACTACTTTAACAAAATCTTTATTTGCTTGATCTTGAGTTATTTTAAGACCAGCCTTTACATTATATCCAATAATACTAGCAACTGCATTAGTCATTCCATATCCAATAGTCCAAATTCCACCACTATCTCTATAAACGTCTAATTCACAACCTTCAAAACTTTTAATCAAATTAATACCATTCTGACTAATTGTCTTACTCATTTTATCTTATCTCCTTATTTAGAAACTGTATTAACTGCTACAGTAGTCTCTTTACTCTTTTTAATAATTTGTTCAATCTTTGCACTTACATAAACAGAAAAATTACCATAAAGTTTAGCAATATATTTTTCTCCGTTTTCACCTATAAGTTGTTTTACTATCTCAATAGCTTTTTCTTTAGCGGCATCCTGAGCGGCTTGATCAAATTTCCCATCTTTTTTAAGAGCATCCACATAAGTTTGAGCCACAGCTCCTACCGCTGTTTCAATTGCTTCAATAATTATTTTAAGATTTGCGTCTTTAATATAAGAGTTGATTGCTACTGCAAAGATACTAAGAATACCAATACCACTACCAGTTATAATTACATACATAATATTTTGAAACATTTTATTTCTCCTTTGTTCATTAATTAGTTGTTGTGTTTATTGTGTCTTTTATAGCTTCTACAGTTTCTTTAACAGAATTTACCACATCTATCATAGAATTATCTGTAGTAATTTTTAAAGTTTCATTTGTATCTTGTGCTTGAGAATGTGTTTCCCAACCACTTTTAACTAAGAAAGATACTAAGAACGTAAATATACTTGCATTAATGCCTATTAATACTACTTGTAAAGCAGTAAAAGCATATTCAGTAATTCCTAAAATTCCACTTTGAGGTACAAGATAAAATATAAAATACGCATCAATAATCATAATAAAAAATAAAACAATATAAGCAATAATTTTACTTGTTTGAGGTCTTTTTATTTTATATTTTTCTTTTAGATCATACATATCTTTTCTTTGTTTTAATTCATTTTCTAATGAAGTTAAATCTGTTTTGAACATAAGTCTCCTTTTATTTTAAATTATATTTAACATAATCTGTTTAATATTTAGATTATCATTACAAATATAACATCTTTCTGTAACTCTAGTGTCTGCATGACCTAACATAATAGATACTAATTTTATATCTTTAGTCTTATTATATAATTCAGAAGCGAACGTTTTTCTAAAGATATGTACTGTGGTTTTTACGTGCACATTAGATTTTTTTCCTATATTTTTTGCTATTGTTTCAATTGTACCTTGTACCATTTCTTTACTATTTATATTATTTTTCTGAGAAATAAAAACATATCCATTTTGTCTATCATTAATATACTTTTTTAATTCTATACAAGCTCTATATGATAATATTCCTTCTCTTTCAGAACTATCACTTTTATATCCATGTATTTTTATTTCTCTTGTAGAAAAATTTATATCTGTAATTTTTAATTTTGTTATTTCTCCAACACGCATACCCGTACTAAGCATTAATTCATATAAAGCTTTTTCTCTATTATTATTGATATTGGTTCTACATAATTCAATTTCTTCTTTTGTAAGTCTATCTTTTTTACAAGATTTTTGATGTACTCTATCTATATCTAATACTATATTTTCTGAAATATGATGTTTTTTAAATGCCCATTGAAAGAATATTAACAAATTACGACAAATAGTGGCAATATAATTTTGAGATAAATGATTATTATTTTTAATTTTAATATACTGTTTAATAGCTAAAAAATCAATTATATTTTGACTAATTACTTCTTTATAATTTAATTTAGTATATTTTAAAAAGCTATTAACTGTATAAATATAACATTTTATTGTTGAAATTTTTATACCTTTAGCCAACATATCTAAACTGAATCTTTTTATAATCCATTCATTCGTTTTTATTTCTGTAGTTATTTCTTTTTTCATAGGAGTAATTTCAAAATCGGTTAATTTTACTATAAGTATTGTTTTTAAAAAATTCTGATGTTCAACATCTAAAAATTTAATTGTCTCTGCTAAAATATCATTAATAATTTGCTCTTTCATTAATTTTCTCCTTAAAGTTTTGTTAAATTAATTATAGCACTTTTAAAAGAAAAAATCAATGAAAGAATAAAAAATTTTATTCCGTTAAATGGTAAATTAATTCTTTACGATAACCACGATTTAAAAATAGAAAAATCGGATCCAGAATATTTTGGACTAGCAAAGCTAATGGAACAGATGTTTCTAATCTTGGAACTACAATTCCAATATTACCCGCGTATTTCCCAAAAGATAATATTATCTCTCCTGCATCCCACATGAATACCGCCGGTGCATGGTATAGCGGTGGAACAGCCCGTATAAATACAAACGGGTCAATGAGTTTTGCATATGGTGGTACGACGCAAATAGTGGAAAACTCTGGATGGTATGGATTTAATTTTAGTTATTCTATTTAACTCTCTATTATACTATCAGCCATTAGCAATATATCTTATACCATATTGTGCAG